TGATGAACAACCTAGTAGCAAAGGCATACGGAGCACGGCTAGCCCAGCGCCGCGTGCCCGACGAAGAATAAACCGAGATTCATAACTCACGTCAGTAGACGCCCAACCATACAGAGGTAAAAGCAATGTCAGAAGTAAATGATGGAATCACTATTCCTGTTGAGCGCGCAGTTCCTCTGAACTCCGCAAACATGCCCTCAAATGAGAAGTATTTCTCAGAAGAGGAAGTGACGAAGATTCGTCAGCAGGAAAAGGACAAACTCTACAAGCGCCTTGAGGATTCAGAGTCGCGCTACAAGCAGATGGAAGACCAACTGACCGTCCTTGCAAAGGAACGTGAAGATGCAATCCGTCTGGCTGAGGAGCGGGCAAAGAAGGAAGCAGACGTTCTGCGTCAGCGTGAAATAGAAGAACTGACCGCCAAGGAACTCCTCGCTCGCACCGAGGACCAGTTCAAGCAGCGACTGAATCAAGTCGAACAAGAGTGGTCAGTGAAGTTCCAAGAGATGGAACAGCAGCGGATGGCCCAAGAGGCTGTCCTTGAGAAGGAGCGCGCGCTTCAGGCTCTGGAGTCATACCGTTCACGTCGTATGGCCGAGGAACAGGAAGCAATCATTCCTGAACTACTTGATCTTATCTCCGGTAACTCGCAAGAGGAGATAGAGAACTCAATTGGTGCACTTCGTGCAAGAAGTAGTGCTATCATTGAGTCAATCCAGCAAGCGGCTCAACCTAACCGTTTGCGGGGGGCGCAGGTTACCGCTCCCCCTGTCGGACCCTTGGATAATCAGATGGAATACCAGTCGTTCTCGGCGGATGATATCCGCAACATGCCGATGGATCAGTACGCAAAAATGAGGGATCGTCTACTAAACGCTCGGCCAAATTCACGTGGTCGTTTCTAACCCCTAAATCCCAATTATCCTAGGAGGATACTTCCATGGCATTTCCCTCACCCACTGGTGGCGGCATTACAACCTCTTCAACCGCAGGTTATAACGCTACCAACTACCCCGGTACCAACTCAGCGCTAACTCCCGCGATCCAGACTATCTGGTCAAAGGAAATCCTGTTCCAAGCGATGCCCGTGCTCCGCTTTGAGCAGTTCGCTGTGAAGAAGACCGAACTCGGCGTTCAGCCCGGTTTGACCATCAACTTCATGCGTTACAAGAACCTCATCACTGAAGACGCTGGTGCAGAACTCACCGAAGGTGTACGTCTGGACCCATCAGCGCTGTCAGCCAGCCAGATCAGCATCACCGTGAAGGAACAGGGTAAGGCTGTCGCCGTAACCGAACTGCTCCTCAACGCGTCATTCGATGACGTGATGGCTTCGGCTAGCCGCCTCCTTGGCCGTCACATGGCCCAGAGCATGGACAACCAAGCCCGCAACACGCTGTACGCAGCAGGCACCACCTTCGGCGGCACCAGTGGCACCGCTCCCGACGTAATCTTCGGTCGTGCGACCAACGGTTCAGTCCGTGGTTCAATCGCTCCTTACGAGTACGGCGCTGCTGGCGCTTCAGCGTCTGCGGCAGGCTTCCTCTCACCCGCAACCATCAAGGATGCGGTGGAGCGCCTCGCTGCCAACAACATCCCTCGCCTTGGCGACACCTACGTCTGCTTCGTGCACCCAAGCCAGAGCCGCTCACTCCGCGACTGGCCAGAGTTCATCGAAGTCACCAAGTACGCTGCCCCCGGCAACTTCATGCTTGGTGAAATCGGCCGCATGTACGACGTGGTATTCATTGAGACCACTCAGGTCGCGAAGGGTCTGGGCTTTGGCTCAGCAAGTTCAGCCACCCGTAACGACAACACCTACTCAGCGATCATGATCGGTGACAACGCCTTCGGCCACGCCATTTCACTCCCAGTGGAACTGCGCGACGGTGGCGTCATCGACTTCGGTCGTGAGCACGGCCTCGCTTGGTACGCCATCTGGGGCTTCGGTGTAATCACCCACGAAAGCCGCGTGGTCATCAACACCAAGGGCGGTGCTATCACCAGCAGCCTCACATCTTGAGGTTCTTGATAGCACTCTCACAGTTATAGTAATATGGGCGGGGGGAAACCCCCGCCCATATTCATTTCCAATACAAGGAGTACCACATGGCACGCAAACCGCAGTCAGTATTTGCTGAAGCCGAAGACGCTGAAACCACTGATGAGGTGGTGGAAGTAGAGGAGCAAGAAGTAACCGACCACCTCAAGACCGCTCGCATCAAGGGCACGTTCAACTTCATGTGGGGTACCCAGACCTACGACTTCGTTGACGGAAAGCGTTACCGAATCCCCGCAGACATGTACGAATACCTCCGCGGGTACGGCAACATCTACGACACGCTGGCGTGACCCCTTTCCCAGCGATCTAAACCAACTGAGGTAAACCATGGCTTACATAATCCCCAACGCTACCGACACGTCTACTGGGGGTAAATACAACGCCCTAGATCAGGCCGAACCGGATGCCTTGGACTTTGAGATACTTGGAAGCCGTACCTCAGGTGTTATTGAAGGCTGCGAGGTAACGGCGCAGTCGACTCCCGATGCAACCGTTAACGTGGCAGCGGGGTATGTGGTTCTGAACAACGTCGCATACTCCGTTGCCGCCTCGGCCAACCTTGCTCTGGGTGCGCTCACCACCTCCAACAACCGCTTCGATTTGGTTATTGCCCGTAAGAGCGGGGACACGGTAACCATTACCTCCGTGGCTGGCGTGGAGAGTGCGGCCAACCCTTCGTACCCACTGTCAGTTTCCCGCCTCGCTCCGGGCGTTACTGCTGACCCCACCAAACATATCGACCCCGCCACCGATGTGGTCTTGGCTGCTGTGTATCGCAGCGGTGCAACGTCGGTCACTTCCAGCCGCATCGTGGACAAGCGCGCGAAGTCAACCTCCGGTATCCGGTTGCAAGGAGCAGTTCCCTCAACGAGTCTAGGCTCAGACGGCGACCTGTACTTCAAGACCACTCTTACCAACGGCGACTCAGCGGGCGTGTATGTAAAGCGCAGTGGGGCATGGCAGGAACTCGCGAAGGCCCCCATTGATCCGGGTGTGCCAGTTGGTGCAATCATTATGTGGCCCGCCACATCAGCGCCGTCCTCGGCTGTATGGATGGAGGCAGACGGTTCTGCCATATCACGCACCACCTACGCAACCCTCTACGGGGTGCTGGGAACCACCTACGGTGCTGGGGACTCCTCCACCACGTTCAACCTTCCTGACTTCCGCGGCCACTTCCTGTCGGGCAAGACTGCTGCGCGGGCATTGGGTACTCGCTATGGCGGGGCCAACCACACCGTATCTGTGGCTGAGGGGAACCTCCCTGCTCACACCCACGGTCTCGGCACTGACGCGTCCATGACCACCACTGCTGCGCACACCCACGCTATCGACCACGACCACCCGCAGGTAACCACCGCCAGTAGCACGGACAGCCACACCCACTCTTTCAGTGCTACGACCAACCCCACGGCGGTGACCACCTACCAAGGCTTAGCCTTCAACAAGGGAGACCTGTGGGGTTACATGACGACAACGGATTTGAAGGCCAACACGCCGTCCACCGGTTTCAACATAGAGCACACTCACGCCGTATCAGGCACCACCGGGGCACCATCGGGCGCAGGGCACACCCACGCCGTAGACCTGCCCTCGTTCACTGGCACGTCCTCTTCCGCAGGGTCTCACGCCCACACTCTCTCTGGGACGACAGCGTCGACTGGGTCGGCCACCCCTCTGAGTGTTGAACCATCCAACTACGCCATTCGGTACTTCATCCGATACGCATGAGTCTCCTTCCTACGCCCAGCACTCCTGAGCAGGCGCGGTTAGTCCGGTCGGCTATGACCGCACGACTCAGGGAACCACACTCAGGTATAAACCAGCCTAGTCAAGACACCGTTTCTAACGTGTTGGCCAAAGCGGTAAGGTACAATGGAGACTACCTGACCTTCCAGTCAGACTATGTAATCGCAAGGTAGGTAAAATGTCTCGTGAACTTGTAATAGGGTCAGGGCTTTCATCAACCTCAACGACCTCCTCGGTAACCATCTCGGCTAACCCAGTTACCGCCGCCTCGGTTTCTGTAGCAGACGCTGGCGGGTTCTATAACGGCACCACCGTTGAGGCGATTCTCGCAGAAATTGGGGCCAGTTCTACTGGTGCCACTTGGTACTCCGGTTCGGGCGCTCCGTCGAACTCCCTTGGTTCTAACCGCGACTTCTACTTGGACACCCTGAACTCCCGTTACTACGGCCCAAAGGCATACGGTTATTGGGGCCAGTCCCACTCATTCATTGGTAACCCCGGACCCACCGGACCACAAGGTCCCATCGGACCCTCGCCAACTATCACTGTGGGCACAGTAACTAGTGGGGCTTCTGCATCGGTAACAAACTCAGGTACCAGTACCAACGCTGTGTTCAACTTCTCCCTCCCTCGGGGCGCTACCGGAGCCACAGGCGCAACCGGAGCCACAGGCGCAACCGGTCCCGCTGGCGCTACCGGAGCCACAGGCGCAACCGGTCCCGCTGGCGCAACAGGTGCGGCCGGGCCTCAGGGTCCCGCTGGCCCAACCGGTCCCGCCGGAGCCACAGGTCCGCAGGGTGCAACGGGTATTGGTTCACCGGGTCCGATAGGCCCAGCAGGTACGAGTATCCTCTCAGGGGCTTCTAACCCGTCTTCTGGCGTAGGCAACAACGGTGACTTCTACATCAACACAGCAACTACTACGCTGTTCGGTCCCAAAGCAGCAAACGCGTGGCCTACAGGTGTAGCACTAATAGGTAGTGGCGCGGGTGTCCCGTCAGGTGGAACCGCTGGACAAGTGCTTACTAAGATTGATGGCAACAACTACAACACGCAGTGGGTTGATCAAACGGGTGGTTCAGGAACACTTACTTCGATCCCCACTACGCTAGGGTTCGCACTTAGTGATGAGACGTCGATTATCACCACAGGTCTTGCATTAACTGCGAGAATGCCTTTCGGGTTTACGCTGACAGAGGTTCGTATAAACGTCACTACAGCGGCCGCAGGGGCAATGACCGTAGATGTGAAAAACAGTGCTGGAACTTCTTTGTTCTCTACACTTCCGTCGATTGATGCAAACGAGAAATCCTCGCTTACAGCCGCTTCTCTTCCTG